ATTTAGTCTCTAAAAAGAGCAGAGTTAACAATGATTGATGAGAATATCATTCAATTCAATGGCAAGCATAGAGCGGATACTAACCGCTTTGATACTTGGTTTGACCGTTATGAGTTGCAAAGTCCAGAAGGACGTGCAAAGGTTAGCGTTTCATTCAGCGATATGGTGGAGAATGACTCTTACACTATATCTACACGTCAAGTACCTAACGTACTTAGCGTCGCACATGCACCGACATCGTCGTCTCGGAAGGAGACGCATGAAAGTGCGCTTCAAAAAGATAGTCACCAAACTATCTCTAAGGAGTCCATCAAAGAATCGTATACGTATGAATCTGAGAAGGTCGTTCGCGATTATAACCATGAAGGAAAATTCCGTGAACGTAAACCAGGCGGTCGAGGCCTGGAGTTTGTGTCCCACATATCGTCTAGGTATGTGGATAACACAACAGGAGAACATGTAAAAGAATTTCAGTATGAAGATTGTTTCAAAGTTCTCGCACTTCGTTCTTTCTTTTCTAAAGAGGATAGAAGTGTTTTATCAAAGGGCCGAGAGATCAGAAATTCTCCCGACATCTTTGTAGAAAGCGGGGAGTCGTTCACTATAGAGGAGCAACTACCTGGTTACATGTTTGGCCTTTCAGGAAAGACCAAAAATGGACGAGAGAGATTCAATAAATTTAGATTTAAGGATCTTTTCGAGCCTGATAAGATTTGGTACTTTATTAAGAACCATACTTATTGGGGCAAGCGTCTTACGAATAGGTATGCCTTTCTAAAACAGGCAAGAGCCCATAGGCCCTTCCGATTTAGACACATATCTAATATGATCGCTCGCACAAAACAGATATCTAACCCATGGAGAAGAATATCTATTTTGATCCTTTGGGCAAAACGTAAGCGTTCTGCTAAAAGGCAAGAAACATCTGAAGAACAAGAGTATAAATCTTTGTTCTCCTTATGGAACAGACTGCATCGGTTCTTTCAACCAGATGAGTCTGGCCCCAATATCCAAGATAAAGCTTGGAGGGGTGAGCCAATGACAGACACTTTGTCTAGACGTTTGGCAAGATTCGTAGAACTGTTGAAGACAGTTTCAGGAATCAATATCCAATTATCTCTGGCACTGCCGGAAATGAAATGGACGTGGGAGAAGTTCGACGATTTTACTCTACAGAACATCTCCTACCTCCTCACCGATGAATTTATCCATGGGAACTTCAAAAGTGAGGTACTTGAATACCAGAGTTATTACTCTCAACTCAAGAAAATGAGAAAAACGATAAAGGATTTATCTTTTAACGTTATCTCGGATGACTTTTCCTTCTTCACTGCGAAAGAAGAGAAAGCCTTCAAGAAGGAATACGGCTTCGATAAAGAAACCCAAACCTTCCTCAATGTCCCGTTCGGACATCGAATCACGATCTCGGAAGGTATTATATCTTTCCAAGATAGTGAGGCCGTAGAGAATGGATTCTCACCGACCAAAACAGGTTGCCAGGAATACCTCGGCAACAAGTTTCCGAAATGGTTGCACTGGGTAATCCCAGTTATCAAACATGTCGCAAAGTTTTCCGTTGAAGACCGCTTGGTCGCATTCGGAATCTTATGTCAAACAAGGGGAGTCGGTACTCCACCTTTTATTGACTCAGTAAAATCTCGAAAGAAATTTCTACTGACAGTCCAAGAACCTCCACGTGAGCGGTCTTTGGACAAAGTGCGTGGTATCGTCAATGGTTACATTGACGGCTTACCTTCGTACATCTTTACTGGTCTTACAACAAAAGCTGGTATCTCCTTGACTAAAAGCGCCTGTTTAGAGGCGACAGTCGAGGAGGGAGGAACTATTCATGCAATCATGAAAGAACTCGAATCGATTTATGGGGATCGTCCCATGCCCATTATCGATTTACACACATCCGATGTTACATACGTCGAGAAGTGTGAACTAAACACTGGAGAACGAATCTTCTGGCATTGTTTAGCAAGAGTTTTAAGTACAGATCTTGAAGAGCTGAGAACTATTAAACTCGTAGCAATCGCGGAACCTGGGAAGACCCGGATTGTGACAAAGACACTTTCTTATCTTAAGGTTGTGTTGGATGTCGTGAACAAAATTTGTTCTTACCCGTTAAAGAAGGTAGACTCCTCTAAATCGGGCATGTCGAAAGAGTCCCACGGATGGGAATTCTTTCAACGCCTCTTTGGAAATGATATAAATTGTTTCGAAGAGGAATGGCGGTCTAGAAATAAAGATCAGACTGCAGAGACCGTGCGAATGGGCTCATTGTGGGTGTCGAGTACAGATTACGAGACAGCCACCGATTATCTTAGACTTGATATAGCCGAGATAATCAGTAACAAGTGGATGCTCAAATGCGGCATTCCACCTGTTTTGCGGGGGATAGTCAATGC